AAATCTAGGCTATGAAGTTTTGAGTTACTAAAGCTAATCACTATCGTCAATTGTGCCCAACAAAACGCCAAACTTTGACCGATCCAAACCTATCCACAAAGACGGATTTCGCAACGCGCCTTGGTTTTACGAGGGGCCGGGTGTCGCAATTGATAACGGACGGCCGAATAATTCTCGAGGGAACTGGCCCAAATGCTCGGGTAAAGGTTGCGGAATCGTTGAAACTGATCGAAGAGACGCAGGGCAACCGCTCGGACATGACTGCAAAGCATGCACGCGCCCGTTCAGAGAAACGTGCAGCCGATTCAACCGACGGAGAATTCAAAAGCGTCGGCGCCAGCTATCAGACGGCCCGTGCCGTCCGGGAAAAGTACGCAGCGCTCACCGCGAAGGCTCAATACGAGACGATGATCGGCAATTTGATCGAGCGGGAGGACGTCGACGCCTGCCTGCGATTCATCGGCGCGACGGTTCGCTCCCTTATGGACTCTTTTCCCGATCAAAACGCTCCCGTACTGTGTGCCGAGACGGACATCCATGAGATTCATGCCATGCTTACAGACGCCTGCCGCGCTGTGCTGGAAGATATCGGGCTGGCGATTGAGCGGCAGAAGAAAACGATTACCAGAGGATAGCCATGAACATTGAAACGATTGCCGTTGACCTGCTGATCCCATACGCACGAAACAGTCGGACTCACTCCGATGAGCAAGTGGCGCAGATCGCGGCGTCAATCCGCGAATTCGGATTCACCAACCCGGTACTGATCGACGGCCAAGACGGGATTATTGCCGGGCATGGCCGCGTACTCGGAGCGAGGAAACTCGGCATGTCCGACGTGCCGTGCATCCGCCTGGCGCACCTGAGCGAAGCGCAGAAGCGCGCCTACGTCATCGCCGACAACAAGCTGGCGCTCAACGCCGGCTGGGACGAAAAAATGCTGGCGCTTGAATTTCAAGACCTGCAAGGCATGGACTTCGACCTGTCGCTGACTGGCTTCCTTGGCAACGAAATCGACGAACTGCTGGCCGAACTTGACGCCACGCCGGAAGGCGAAACCGACGAGGACGCTGTGCCCGAGGTTCAGGCCGAGCCGGTGAGCAAGCTGGGCGACGTGTGGCTGCTGGGCAAACATCGGGTGATGTGCGGGGATAGTACGAGCATTGATGCGGTCGAGACGCTGATGGCGGGTGGGCTGGCCGATCAACTGATCACCGACCCGCCCTACAACGTCGCCCTTGGAATGAACGAGACGCCGGCCGAAGCGAAGAAGCGAAATCGGCGCACGGATGGCCTGACCGTAATGAACGACGAGATGAGCGACGACGACTTCCGGCAGTTCTTGCGGGATGCCTTCGTGGCTGCTGACGCCGTGATGAAGGAAGGCGCGGTGTTCTATATCTGGCACGCCGACTCGGAGGGGTACAACTTCCGGGGGGCCTGCAAGGACATTGGCTGGAAGGTTCGCCAGTGTCTGATTTGGAAGAAGTCTTCGCTCGTCATGGGCAGACAGGACTACCACTGGAAACACGAGCCCTGTCTGTATGGGTGGAAAGAAGGCTCTGGCCATTTGTGGGCGGCTGACCGCAAGCAGACCACGATCCTTGAGTTTGACAAGCCCTCGCGCAACGGCGTACACCCGACGATGAAGCCGGTCGACCTGATCGAATATCAGGTGCTGAACAACACCAAGGGCTCGGATGTCGTGCTGGACCTGTTCGGCGGCGGCGGTTCGACCCTGATCGCCTGCGAGAAAACAGGCCGCCACGCCCGGCTGATGGAGCTAGACCCCAAGTATGTGGACGTGATCGTTCGCCGCTGGTGCGAATTCACTGGCAAGCAGGCCACACACGAAGCCACGGGCGCGACGTTTGACGAGACTGCTGCGGTCAACACCGAAGAATGACCGCAAAACTCGCGATTCATGCCATGCTTACAGACGCCTGCCGCGCTGTGCTGGAAGATATCGGGCTGGCGATTGAGCGGCAGAAGAAAACGATTACCAGAGGATAGTTATGAACATTGAAACGATTTCCGTTGACCTGCTGATTCCATACGCGCGCAACGCCCGGACTCACTCCGATGAGCAAGTGGCGCAGATCGCGGCGTCAATCCGCGAATTCGGCTTTACCAACCCGGTACTGATCGACGGCGAGGACGGGATTATTGCCGGGCATGGCCGGGTACTCGGGGCGCGCAAACTCGGCCTGGCTGACGTGCCGTGCATCCGGCTAGCACATCTCACAGAAATGCAGCGGCGGGCGTACATCATCGCTGACAACAAAATTGCGCTTAATGCGGGGTGGGATAGTGAAATGCTGGCGCTTGAAATGGCCGACTTGTCCGATTTTGGCTATAACCTTGAGCTGACAGGACACGACCTAAAAGAAATCGAGCAGCTGCTAAATATGTCCAATGATCTTGGATCCACTCCGGTTCCTGGGTCGGCCAATGTTTCGGACGGCCTGTCTACCTGTCCTAAGTGTGGCTGCAGATTTGACGCAAACACGACATGAGTGAATACGATTGTGGGTTTCTCGTCTATGAGCCTCTCAGACAACGCCGCGCTGATAATTCATTCGACGGCAATACAAACATTGGCGCAAAGGTTATAGCCGACGTATTGACACGGTCCGGGCTGCGGGTCGGATATGTAACGCCAGAGTCTGCACATACAGTTCCACTTGTGCTTGTAAGCTTGACGTCTACATATGATGTATTTGCTTATTATTCCGCCGTCGCATTGCGTCCGGATTGGCAGCCTGCAGCTCGTTCTTTCAAAGTATTGGTGGGTGGATTCGGCATGCAGAACCCGTCGCCAATCAGAAAATATGCCGATTACGCTGCATTTGGCCGCGCTCATGAATGGGTTGTCGACATTGTCCAGAAGATACTTTCTGGCGTGTCGCCAATCCACCAGAGCGTGATGGATTGCCGCGAGTTTAACCATGTTGTCATATCACAGAGTAATCTATACCAGCACGAGGTCGACGGATGGAAAGAAGAGTTCACTGGATGCCCATTAAAATGCAAGTTTTGCCATTACACATTTGCCAGAAAGCACGCCGGCACTGATGAGAGCTATTCAGCAGGCGGGGTCTATTCGCAGAGCATGCTGACAGGGGGTGGCTCGCCAGAGGTAACCTGGCCACAACTGCTTACATGGCCAAAGAAGGCAGGACGGGTCAGAGTAGCAATTGATGGCGCTAGCGAGCGTCTAAGATATCTATACGGTAAGCGAATAAGTAACGATGACATCGTTAACGGAATCAATCAGATGGGGAGTTATGGCCCAAATGCAACCACGTTGATGGTGTACAACATTTGCAACTTTCCAGGAGAAACCGCAGAAGATTTTGGCGAGTTCATTGACACCGTCTCACGCGCCAATCCTAAATTTCGAGTCATTTTCGTACTTCAGTCGACGCCATTCAGGCCATCTCTGGCTACGCCTATGCAGTGGGAAGGCGTTTCTCTGCTTCCGGACTGGAGCAAGCGCCGAGCCGGAGTAATAATTGATCGGCCTAATCTGCGCGTCGTGCACAGCTTCACGCTCGAGACGCCGTGGTCTCATCTGAGAAGCGTGGTTGCTGAGCGCGCTACGCCGGAAGACGACGCCGCTATACATGCCATCTGCTTCTCGCCCAAACTGGCGAGCGAGCGCGCTGATCGTGCGCTTGCACTGTTTGCTCGTAACTGGTCGCCTGACAAATGGACCGCAGAGCGCGACATTGACGGCCCTTCACCGTCCCCGTTCGTGTCCGGCTATCTTCCCGATGACACATTGCGCAAAATTGCCCGCAAGATGCGCGCGCAGCGTTTTTCCGGGTTGATCCCTGGCCGGAGGGTCATCAATATTATGCCGCAGTCTTCTGTAGCGCTGGCAGCAGAATGACCGCAAAACTAGCCCACTGTCTTGACACCTTCTGGAGCGCTGCCCGCCCTCGCCGCGCCCTGACTGTTAGCCAGTGGGCCGATGATCACCGTGTCTTGTCAGGAAAGCAGGCTGGAGAACGTGGCCGCTGGCGCACTTCCCGCAACCCGATTCTGCGCGAAATCATGGATTGCCTGTCGGCTTCCAGCCGCGTAACCGATATCTGGGTGATGAAGTCCTCGCAGGTCGGCGTCACCGAGGCCACCGTCAACTTCCTTGGCTACACCTTCGACCACGCACCCGCTCCGGTGATGGTACTCATGCCGA